ACTTATTTAGTAGAAGAAATTGTGAAAAAACAACGACGTTTCTTGGTTGAACGTGTTAAGAATGATGATCCTTTTGATCCTCATCCATATATTAATAAGTTAGACGATGAATTGCTTTTTGCTTTACAAGCAACATCGGTCTTAGAGTCAATGGCCAAACAACGTAATAAATTAATCCACTCACTTAATGGTAATATAGATTCAATACAATTGTATCCTTTAGACCAAATGATAATTGATTATAAAAACACATATTGTAAAAAGAATTTCTATTATACGAACGATTTTGGAGATATTAAAGAATTTAATGATTTGAATAAAAATTTAATAAACCTATGTATTGAAACTATAATGCCCGAAAATTTAACCCCCATATTTTACTCACTTGAAAATAAATATAAATTGGAATTGAATTTAGGTAATGAATACGCTAATTATCTAAATGAACTTACTAACAATCATCCACTTGGAATTTTTAGAAATACAATTATTAATGAATATTTAACTCCTATTGATACATTATATAGATACTGTCCTTATTGTACACATATTTATGAATTTAATTACTTAACTAACGAATATAGTGTATGTTTTAATGATGACATTATTGATTACTTATCTGATATGTGTACTGAAACCCATAAATGTAGAAATTGTAATAAAAACATTTTATTTACTAGAAATTACGAGTATGTTGACATTTTAAAATTAAATAATCCTATTTTAACTACAAAAAAATATTTACGAAACTATTCGTATGAGGAAATTGAGATCTTTGGAAATATGGTAGAACAGACAAAATTAGAAGAAGTAAAAGACTTTGTTACATCTATTCCTAATATCTTATCTTATCAAGAAGTAATGGAAAAATTGAAACCTATTAACACTATCACAAGTATATTTAATATTTATAATTCTGAATCCCCTTATCACGCTTTATCTGAAGTTTTACGCTTATTAGAAACTCATAATTTATATTGGAATTTTGACACAGACAAATTGATTACCTGTATCGATTGCATATGTTCTTTATTAAAGAATATACGCGATGTACCCGAATTAATATCCCAAATCCCAGGCATGGACCGAATCTCTTTTTTGCCCGGTAGAGATAATCAAAATGTCAATCAATTTCCAAATATGCAAGAAGAAACATTTGAGGTTAATGAAGATGGCCTCTTAGCTAAAGCACTTAAATTTGCAGAAGATTTTGGTGTTGATCAAAATATTTTAAAATCATGTGGAGCAGTTATAGCTTTACTAACGACTACAGTCGCATCCATCGCTTTGATCGGATGTGGTTCAAAAATTAATAGTTTTAATTTAACTTCAGGAATTTCAAGTATGATCCATACTATGGCAATAGAATGTAAAGATTGGAAAGTTTTACTTAGTTCTCTTAAAGATACTTGGGAATTTATTGCTTCAGCTTTAGGAAAATTTTTAGGCTTCACCTATATGGACAGCAAAACTGCAATTAGAAAAGATTTCATAACAAAATACGATCAATTAAAAGCCGATATCGATGAATTAGAAGATGCTAAAGTTTTAAATTATGCAATTATAAATGATCCCGCTTATTTTAATAAATATTTTACTCGTTATACACAATTAGATGAATTAACAAAAGAAATGGCAAGAACAGATTCTGTTATTCTTTCATATAAAACAGATTTAGCAAAATTAAAAACTAGAATTTCAGTAATTAAAGATGATTATACTAGTTTATTTAATTCAAAATGTGGAAAACAACAACCAACAACTATTTATATTGGTAGTGAATTGTCAGGTATTGGAAAAACAAGTTTTATGGAATGGTGTGTAGAACCTTTATCATTAAAATATGGAAGAGCATTAACTAAATATGTTAAAGGTACAGAAGATTATTGGTCAAATTATGTTTACCAAGATATTTTACATTGGAGAGATTTTAATCAGAAGAAAACACATGAAGAACATATTGAGTTAATTAACATTTATGATCCTAGCCCTACTCAATTAAATATGTCAGATAATAATGAAAAAGGACGTCAATTTAAATCCCGTTTTATGTTTATAGATTCAAATACTTTATATATTCGTCGATCAGTAATGATTGATGATGCCAGTAAATTAGATAGAAGACGTGACTTTGTTTTTGAAGCTTTTACTCAATTTAGAACCACTCCTAATAAACCTACTCCTGAAAGTGCTGAAGAAGCTATTAATAATTTATATTTAGTTAGTATGCCACGTATTAAACAAGAAAATGGTAGTGCAGAATTTAACACAGAATATTTTACAGTAGATGGAAGGCAAATTATGGTAGGAAATAACCAAATAGCAACATTAAGATTCGACGTAATTATTGATAGATTGCACGCACACGAAACTCGCAATCATGAAGCTTATTTTAATAAATGTCAACGTATATTTGAAGCAGAAAGGCAGCGACAAATGATGGTACCACAAGTATTCGAGCCAGCTATCAGTCAGATTGAAGCAGAATCCAAGAAAGTAATATTATTGATTGGTGCTCCTGGAACAGGAAAAACTACATTAGCAAGAAAGTTTAATAATCTCCGAGAAGATGGTGATTTCAAATATGATGAATTTACTATTCAGAATACACCTGATAATATAAGAAAATATATTCTAGAGTCATATGATAAAGGAAATAAAGATGTAATTTTAACTGCTAATGTAACAGATTATGAGCCTTGGATAAATTCTTTAAATGTTGAACAGAGAGATGCAATTCTACGTAGATGTATAAAGATTGATGTTGGTTTTGCTATGAAGAAATCTGGTTGGTTAAAAGGATATTTAACTAATCCTACATATTATACAAAGGAAGAAGTTGAAGACGAAGCAAATAAATCATTGTATTCTAGAATGGTTGTATTTAATTACAAAGGAATGAATATTAAGATTACAGGAGCTTCAAAAATGATAGAAGAAAACTTAAAGAAAGACATTAAGAACGTAATTTCATATGATAATACCCCTCGTATTAAAATAAATAAAGAATTAGCTAAAAATTTAGTAGAGTTTGATATGTATTGGAAAGATGTAGATGAAATTGCACATAAATCAATTTTCGAATTAATGCAAATTACAAAAATAGTTAGAACGACTTTACCTTATGCTGTAATTACAAAAGCTTTTGCTCAAATCGTATGTAACGTTTTCCAAAATTATACTTTAAATGCAAACTTGGAAGAAGGTTTAAATCAATTAAATTCTTTACGTTTAGACAGTCCTTTAGAATTTGATTGTGTAGTAAAACTTAAAGATGAAGCTTTCTTTTTAACAACAGATGATGATGGAAAAATTGTATTCTGTATTTGTGACGATAGTTTTGAATATAAAGTAGATGAAAATAATGATGTTTTATGTTATTTTAATGGAGAGTTTTTGTGGAAAGTAGAAGGTCGTGTTGCTACATGGTATAGACATATACAAAGAAATGTTGATTTAGTTCCTATTAATTATGCAAATTTCACCCCCCCTTCCCGTGATTTAGTAAAATATTGTGATTATTTCCTAAACTTTTTAAAAACAGGTTTCGCTGCTTTAGCTATAAAAGAACTATGTACTAAAAATAAATCTCGAATTTCAGAAGAAATGTACGATACTTACGATCAATCCTTTACTAATAAACCCAATAGTTTTCAGACTAATGCTCAATTTAACAAAGTTAATAATACTAATTATTCAAACCCTAATACTTTTAAGGCTGTTGAGGAAACTTCTGCAGACGCTTATCAGCATCAAACTCCTAAACAAAATACTATTTACACTAATACAAACAAATTTAAATTTAAAGAAATAGGAGATGAAACTTCAGCTGATGCTTATCAACATGTACAACAAAAACAACCCAAAATAACAACTAAAAATAAATCAAATTTTACATTTACGGAACCAATTAAAAAGGTTAGTATGGAAAATGAAGCATGTTTAGATATACAGTCTGCACAATTAGCAGATATAGTAATGAATCAGAATTACCCACTTTTTGTTGGTAATACACAAGTATGTTTTGGACAAGGATTTTATAAAAATTATATGTTAACAGTTGGACATTTATCTGGAGAAGTTAAAGTAAAGATTAATAACATTTTATATGCAACAAAAGTTTTAGCTATTGATGAAGTTAGAGATTTAGCAATTATTAAAGTTATAGGAAAATCAATTTCATTTAAAGACATACGTAAATATTTCCAACGAGAAAGAGTAAATAATTCAGTTGAAGGTTTTAAAGCAACATTATATTGTAGATCAGCCACAGGTAATATTTATGAAAAACCAATAACCCTTAAGGAACAGAAAATTTTAGAAATTCGCGGTAATAAAGTAAAAGACGGTCTATTATATAATGTACATTCATTAGAAGGAAACCATCCTATTCAAACACAGGCCGGTTTTTGTGGTAGTCCAATGTTAATTTGTAATTCAGCATATCCAGAAAAGATTTTAGGTTTACATGTTGCTGCAGATGATGTTCACGGTTTAACTTCAGTTGTTTTTAAGTCAGATTTAGAATTCGAAGAGATGGAAGAACAGAGTTTAATAGAGCAAAGTATCACAGTTTTACCTTTCCAACAAGTAATAATAGAAAATTTAGAATTACCAGTAGGATTAAAAACCCCACTTCGTTGTGTAGGCAGAGCAGGAGTTTATAAAGATGATTTGTTTTATAGTAATTCAGCATATTCTAGTGATAAGACACAAATTTACCCTTCCCCATTTTCAACAGATGACCCTTGTGTATTTGAACCTTCAGTTCTTTCAGAAAAAGATCCTCGTTTAGAAGTCCCATGTGAAAATATATTATATAAAGGTTTGAATAAATTTGCTAAAGAACAAAAAGAAATTAACTTACAATATTTAGATGAATGCGTTGAAGAGTTATCAGAGGTTTTATTAGAAGGAATAAGAAGAACAGGAATGCAATCTAAGATCCTAAGTATGGATGAAATAATTAATGGTTGTAAATACTATTCTACTTCTCCTAGTCTTAATATGAGTAGTGGTGTTGGATATCCTCATTCTTACGAATGTGGAGGTATGACACATAAAGCCGATGCTTTCTTCTTCAACATAGAAACATGTAAGTACGAATTTGCAGAGAATGATAAAGGTCAACAAATCTTAGATGATTTCAATACATACTTAGACCATCTAAAAACACATGAAGGAAGAACAGCTGTAATATATGTTGCACAAAAGAAAGACGAGGTTTTAAAAATTAAGAAGATTAAAGATTGCGGAACTAGAATTTTTGAAATGGGTCCTTTATATCATTTTATGGCTATGAAACAATATTTTGGAGCAGCACAGGCACTCTTAACTTATGTAAATTCTTCAATACCATTCAAAATAGGAATTAATGCTTCATCACACGAATATGCTAAATTACATAAATATTTATTAAAAACAGGCGATTTAGGAATGAATTGTGATTATACAGGTTTTGATTCATCACATCCAAAAGAATTTTTAGAAAGGTATCACAAAATTTACAATAATATATATAAAGAAACAGATCCCAATTGGAAACAGGAAGATGATGATATTAGACGTAAGTTACATGAACAAGAAAATTGTCCTTTAGTTTTAGTCGATGATTTAATTATTGAATGTCCTGGTGGTTTGATGTCTGGCGGTGAAGATACTGGTGGTAAAAATAATATTGCAGGTAATTTAAATATGAGATATGCTTGGAAAGTTTTAGCAGCAGAGCATTGTTCTGAAAAGTTTTATAAATATGATGAATATACTACAGATGCTACCTTTGGAGATGATTTAATTAAAACTATACGTTCAGAAGTTTTGAGTTGGTATAATCCCTTTAATATACAAGATGTTTTAAATAAAATTGGTTTTACAATAACTTCAGCAGATAAAGAAACAGAATTAACGATCCAACCTTTAAATGAATTAACTTTTCTTAAACGTAGTTTTGAATATGTAGAAGTAAATTTAAATGGAGCTAAACAAAAATTTTTAGTTGGTGCTTTAGAAGATAATTGCTTTTTAAAAATGTTAAATTGGTGTAAAGCTTCAAAACGTTATAAATATCGTAGAACACAGCGAATTCACTATGATCCTTCAACTATTGGTTTATCAGCGTTAACTTGTCTAGCAGAAGCTTCACTTAAAGGAAAAGAAATATTTAATAGAACGAGACAACACTTAGTTGAATGTAGTAAGAAATTTTCTATGGTTTTGCCTAAATTGCCAACTTTTGAACAAGCTTTCTTTGAAACATATTTTTGCTCAACTTTTCCAAAAATAGAAACTAAACAAATAATTAATATTCCTTATAGTAATGAATTGCATCCACTTTATCCTCGAGAATTTGACTTTGCTGGTAGAAGCTTTATAAATATAATGCATTGTTACGAATATACTAGAGCTAAATGTCATCAACAGGAAGAAAAAGCAGAATATTATTACGATAATCCTACTAAATGTAAATACGTATATTATACTGATAATATAAGATTTAAGCCAGATAGATTAATGTTTAAGATTATTAAGCACGTTTTCAAAAACTATAATTTCAAAAATTTCACTCATAATCATAAATTTGTAGTTGATTATGGCCACAAATACTTCGGTTTTGAAGTAGGTGATGCTATAACTAACAAGTACGGCGAACTCCTTTCAGAATTCGCAATTTCAAAATTGCCAAAAGAAAATTTACAAAGCGAAAATAATTCAATTATTGAATATAATAATAATAATCAAATTAATTCAGATCACAAAATAAATTGTCCAATTTCTAAAGAAAATATAATATTTGATTCAGATTTACTAATAGAACCTAATTCAAGATTTAATACTAAAACATGGATAACGGCGGAAATAACCCTCCTATCCCAGAAGTAATTGGTGAAACAGCAACAGGCTCAACGTTTTCAAGCACAGCGTCAACAGCTCTTGATGTCCCAGCAATCGCAGGACGTCCAGCAGCTACAATTGAGGGACCTCGTCATGCCAACGTTTCTAACGATGACATAATGGGGTATCTCAAGAAACAACATGTTGCTTTAAAACATTTTGTCTGGTCTACAAGTCAATTACCTGGTACTCTTTTAGAAAATATTCCTATTACTCCTTTACGTGCTAATAAAATTATTTCATATTTATCTGGTATTTTTAATGCTTGGAATGGCGGGCTAGAATATCAAGTTAAGGTTGCAGGTACTGGTTTCCATGCCGGTGCACTTGGTATTGCTCGTATTCCTCCTAATATTGATCCTACTACTTTAAAAACTGTCGCTGAATTTACTGCTTTCGAATATAGTGTTATTGATCCTAAAACTTTAGAAGCCATTTCCAAACATGTCTCAGATCAACGTCCAATCATGTATCATTATATGAATGATAATTTTTCAGATCCTAACAACATTGGTGGACACTTTGTCATCTTTGTTATTTTACAATTAAACACTTCTTCAACTGGTACTAATCAAATTGAGGTAGAAATTTTTAATAAATTAGCACCTGATTTTAGATTTATCCAAGTAGTACCCCCTACTTTGCCTTCTCAACCTAACGTAGATGTAGAAAAATGGAATAATTTGTTTGCTACCCCTGAAAATCATCTTCATACTGTTTTTCCTTACCCAATTACTAATATGATTATTAATCATAATACTTTAACAAGTGCTGCTAAAGTAGGGTTATGTAATTTAGCAGGAGAATTATTTTCAGATGATACATATGTGGAAGACGTCGTAGGTGATATCCCAGTTTTAAATTACATTTTTTATGCAACATCTCCTACTAATTTAATCCCTGTTTTAAATAGTTCTACTCAAGTAAATAAACAAATAGTCGTAACTTCTACTAGTCCAACTTTTAGAATTATTAACAATGTTGGCACTAGCGTCATTCAAGGTACTTCACCAACTAACTTTAATGGTAACAACGTAGTAACAGGTGCTACTACAGGCGTTTATTATTATCTTTCACCCACTCTAAACTCTGCAATCACTGCTACATATCCTGGTGTACCAACTAGTTCAGCCCCAGTAGGAGAATCTCTAATCACTTTTGCTATGGGAGGTTCTACTTCAAAACCAGCTATGTTAACAACTCGCTTTTTGTCCTTTGCTTTTCGAACTCGTCAATATTTAATTGCTCCTAATGAAGCAGTTCTTTGTCAAATCTTTTCTAAAAATACAGGTTTACCACTGGCTTTTCTCAAAATTTATTATTCTGGTATTCTAACTAGTAATTCTCAAGCAACAGCTATTCACTTAGATTTTAACGATTTAGATATTCGATTTATACAATTTATGCAAGCATCAAGCCCTATCCCTAAATTAACACAAACTATGTTACAATCCTTACAAACTATCCGTTTAGAAGCATTATTAACCCGTACGCGTCAATTACATTTAGGAGATTAATTTCATTTTAACCAAAATTAAAATACAAACCCAATTCATATTAAAA